TCATTTAATAGCTAAACCAAAGAATAGCTCAGCATATTCAATAATAATATGAGCTTCTGTTAAAGTCATATTTAGATAATGTTCTAACCAATGTTCACGTAGACTTTTCTTTACAGTTTCAAGTGTAATCTTCTCACATGCTCTTGGATTACATATGTGACGTATCAGTTTGTATGTTGTGTAGATGTCACGCTGAAACTGTTTAAATATATCTAAAGCACGTTCATCATCTGTTCCGTCTTTCATTAATGTCTTGATGAATTGCAAGTCATATATGTTACCTTGTATCATTAGGCTGTCCACACTTACCACCTCTCTTCATCTACTATCGTGCAACGCTTCTTCACTATGTTTTTCTCTTTGCCATGTTCTTTGTTATGGCAGCGAATGCATAGCGTTTCTAGGTTGCTTAATACGTACGCTAAATCTGGTCTGTCACGTAACTCTTTGATGTGATGGACATTCCTACCTTTGCTGTACTTACCTTTGCGCTTGCACTCCTGACACTCACTGTTGCCTCTCTCTAACGCCTTAATCCTAATGTTCCTTCTCCAATAAGAATGCTTATAGAACTTGATAATCTTATCTTGCTCATATAGTTTATTAATCTCTTGTATCGTTAGAGGTTGCATCATCTCACCCCTTATCTTTCATTGCTTTCAATTGTTCCATTTCCTTTCGCAATGATAGTTCAATTTCAAAATTAATTTCCCGTTCTCGCCTCTTCTCTAACCAAGAACAGAATACAATTCCGAATAAAGAGCCTACACAAAAACCGATCAAGAAATCTAACCATTCCATTACATCACCTCTTAATCCAAAATAAAAAGCACCCGTATGGATGCTTTGAAATTGGTTATTAATTTATACTTTAATTACGGTACGTGAAGTTTTATTCTTATTCCAATCACCTAATGATGAACTGCTGATACGCATCAACAATATTAAGTAACTGGAAGAAGAGCAAAAGCTCTCCCTAATGACAGTATCATTCAATCATTACCATCTGCTGGTTTCGGATTTTATGTGCGTCATTATGAACCGTTTAGAAATTTAGAAACAACATAGTAAGTTGTGTTTTCCGCCACTTCTCACAATACAAATATATCACGTAGATTCCAAAACAACCGGCACATTTCCTGCCAAAAATCGGTCACGACTCTGCCACTCTCTTTAATATAAAACTGAACGTAACACTACAACACCACCAAGCTGTTTTAATATATCTTCTTTAGTGGAATTCATAAAACTCTCATATGCGTTATGATTTACTAATAAAATTGTGGCTTCTTTTAAATCAAATTCAAAATCACCTTTTGTTCTCCATTCTCTTTCATGAGTCCAATCTATGATATTCTCTTCATCATCTAAATCAAAGTTTACTATTCTCCACCACTCTTCTTGAGGTAGAATTTTTTTTGCAATTTCTTTCTTTTCATATAGTACAGGTCTACCACCTTTTTGATAAACATAATGCTTTGGGAAAGCTATTCCAATTGGAACATATCTTCTTTGCGCTTCCTCTTGATTACGTAGTTGTTCGAATAAAGTATTCTGACATACACCACTCAAAGGCATATCTTGAAAACATACTGCTGAATTAGGGCCATTAATATATCCTGATTTAGTCGTACTTCCTTTCAATGTTTTCGATTCTAAAATTTCTTGCAAAACACGTTGAGCACTTTTTAATCGTTTTCCACGATTATCAAATTTCCCTTTAGTTAGATGGACTAAGTAACTACTTATATCCGTTCTATGGCGATAACGATCTTCCCATTCTTTAATTTTATATCCCATTATTTGCACCTCATTATATATTAATGTAATTTTGTTTATTATATCATATTAGTTACCCATATCTTATATTGTGTGTAACTGAACCCTTTGCTTAATCCCTTGGTATCATTGATTTCATTTCACTTTCTCTTTTGAGTTACACAGTACGAAAATTATGAGTAACCGTATTGAGATACCACTAATATTTTGAAAAACAAGCTAAGACAAAAATAAAATAAGCTGCCCATGTGGACAGCTTATTTACATAATTCTCGTTATTGGAAGTTGATTAATATCAGTTCATTTGTTTTTCGAAAGGAGTTATTTTGTTCGTTCAAAGATAATATCAAAGTAATTCGCGTACCCCATAGTTGGTGGCGCAAATAGTTGATTTTATAGGGGGAAAACCTGTAACTAAAACCTAATATAGGTGTTTTTGTTTAAATTTTGCTTAATTCTCACCGGTAATTAACTTAAAATTTAGAAATCGTTATATAATGAATTTAATTTAAAATTAGGAGTGATTAAATTGCCAGATATGATAAACCTCGTTCTTTTCATCATTATAGCGAGGTGTTAAAACTTCTAATAGAAAGCATATTCGATTAAGAAAGAAGGGGTAGTTATGAAAACTAGTGAAGAAACGCATTGGCAAAGGTTTAAACGTAAGAGTAAATCCCCGAAAGAGTGGTTAAAGAAAGTATACGAATTTTTTATTAATGAACACGTATGGGATGCTATCTTTAAAGTGTTCCTTAAACTAGTATGGGCAGTAAAAGGTATGGGGAAAAGCTTGAAACGGGTAATAGAAAACATATTCAATTAAATTCTATTCTTTCATACTTTCCTCTTATAGGAAGGAAATATCAATCACTGAGCATTAATAATTTTTAACTGAGTAACAGTTCCAAAAATGATTTTTAATAGAAAAAAAGGGTTACAGATTCGATTGTAACCCTTTTTCCAAATCTTTTTTGTTTTATACGGCTCCTATAATGATTATAGGACTGAAGTATGATTCGAAATAGCGTTGATTATATGATTCCAATCGTCACAGTGAATCTCGTGACCCGCCCCTTCTAGGGTTAGTAACAAAGCATGGGGAATTTCATCAACAAGAGCAAGACCATGCTCGTATGGAAGCACTATATCCTCTGTACCATGGATAACCAAAGTAGGTATATTGATTCCTTTTAACTTCCCTTCATAAGAATCATCACCTTTAAGAAGGGAGTGATTAAACATACTGAGTAGGTTATTTGCTCGTTTTATTTCTTTTTCTACCTGCTTATAAACCCTCTTCTCATCGAATTTATGATTTGAACCACAGAGTAAATCTGATCCTGCAACCAAGTAATTTGCAACAGATTCTTCATCTGACCAATTTAGTTTGGCCGCATTAGCATGGTAAGCGAGTATCTTCTCATCGATCGGAGGTAAATTCCTGTTGTTGTCTTCAGAACCAAAAATACCTGATGCAATCAAAGTTATACTTAGAACTCTCTGAGGGTTCCTTAAGGCTACAATTTGAGCAATCATTCCACCCAATGACATTCCAACAATATGTGCTTCGTCAATATGATATGCATCAAGTACTCCAATCGCATCATCAGCCATATCTACCACAGTATAGTGGGAACTCCCCGGTTTATAAGTAGTTGACCGTCCGACATCTCTATTATCATAACGAATAACATATCGGCCGGTATCAGCTAATTGTTGACAAAATTCCTCATCCCAATAAACCATTGAACACATGGCTCCCATAATCAGTAAGACTGCTGGATCTGCTGAATCGCCAAAGCTCTCTGTACATATATCAATTTCATTAATTTTAATAATCTTTTCAGTCATGATTAACTCCTCATTTCATTCGTATTTAGTTAATAAAAAAGACACAATCAAATAAACCCACATATTTTTTAAAAAAATAGTTAGGCATAACGAATTGTGTTTAAAATTAACGTAAACGAATGAACTTGATAATCATGTTAAACACTCTCCTATAAAAAGGGAATAAGGGTAAAACCCTTATTTTGATAATAACATAGCTCTATCAGTATTAATATAGGTTCACTTTTTCTTATTTTATAATTTTAAAAATAATTCCTATTGTATGAATCTGCACTCTTAGTTGAAGAAAAGACGATGTATACAATATCCAAACCTAATTAACATAACGTCTCATTATCGACAGAAAGGAACCTTCTATTTTGTTCTATGGATCTATGCATTTTTTATACATTCCTATCCTAGCGCGATTTTAGGGTTATTGTTTGTTACTGGATTAGCCAAAAAACTGTATAAAACCTTGCATACTTTTAACGTGTTTTTTCAAAAATACTACGATACCCCTAGATTTAAAAGAAATAAGCAATGCTTAGATTTTAAACCTAGTCATTGCTTTATCCATTGCATCTTGATTTACACCTATATAACGTAACGTGACCTTCTCTGACGAGTGATTAAATATCTCCATGAGTAATGCTATGTTTTTTGTTTGCATGTACATGTGATACCCGTATGTTTTTCTTAACGTATGTGTTCCTATTTCATCCAACCCGAACTCTGACGCTGCTCCGCTTAATATCTTATATGCCATGCTACGACCAATAGGACGATTCTTACCTTGTCTGCTTTGCAATAAATACTCATTGTCTTCCCTTTCTTCAATAAACCATTTCAGTTCTCTTTTCAGTGCTGCAGTAATTTGTATTCGTTTCTGTTTCCCTGTTTTCTTTTCTCTCATAGATATATGACTGCCCTTGACATCTCCTACCTTCAGTTTCAAAATATCCGAGATTCTAAGACCTGTATTAATGCCCATAATGAAGAGAATGTAATTACGTAAGCTCTTTTCTTTAAAATAATCTTTTAGCTGCTGTATTTCTTCTGGATCACGTATTGGCTGAACAAAATTCATTATTCTTTACCTCCAGTCTCTTCTGTCTCGTAAACTTCTAATCCAAGCGCAAAAGCAAGTTTATAAAACGCTTTAGACTTCCAACGTCGATAAGTACGCTCTGACATCCCTATTTCGTTATAAACCATGTAATCACATACGTCCTCTTCTTCTAAATACCGTTTATAAATAATATCTCTTTGTATACTTCCTGCACGTCCGTTTCCTAATCGATTTAGAAACTGATCAATACGTACTGACATTCTTTCAAGCCACTCTTCTCGTTTACTTTGTTGAATATTTGCTATAGCAACATCTTCTAATGGTTTCCCAACTGTATGTGTAGGACCATGCTCACGTACTTCATAAGAAGGAGTGACTTTCATTTCTTTACGCATCATCCCAAATTGTCTATGTATACGTACACTTTCCAAGACGCCTTCTAATTCCTCTTGTGTCGCTGTTCTATCGATTTTTGGTAAGAAAGATAATTGTTTAGTCATGTAAGACCACTCCTTTTTATTTTTAAATTACTTTTGTCTTATTGCTCCACGTCTTCGTTCATAGCAAGGTCTATACATCCCCATTAAATCTTCAATATCACGAGTGCTTAATTTCTCTTTTTGTTTTTTCTTGTTTTTTTTCTTTCCTTGCTTGGATTTCTTTTTCCATTCACGTAATTGATCCTTTAACACCTTCATTTCCCCATCTCCCTTTTCAACATAAAAAGGACACCTATTCCTAAAACAGCTTTAATTGCTGCTTTAATGAATTGGTGTCCTCTAGTTTTCTAGCCAGACTATATTTATTTCATGATACTTGTCTGTATAAAAAGATTCCTCCAAGCTTTATCTATTCTGTCTTTCTCATATTTTTGTATAGCCTTTGTACGACGAGCAATTGCTTTTTTTAGTTTCTTTTTCTTTAAATTATTCAACCATCTCACTCCTTCTTATGAAACAGTTTTGTCCAATTTTGGGCGTTTTCATTAATTTAATACCTTATTACATTCAAAAAGCTGCTCAAATGTGAATTTTACCTATATAATTTCAAAAGGATTATTTTATTAAAATCTTCACGAGCAATAACTTCGAAATCTTAGATCCAAATGAACCCCTAGACACATACACCATATACTAACTTAAATACTTCCTAAGAAAGTGGGTGAATGGTATGCCTTCTGTCGTTGGAAATCTTGTCGTTCAAAACAGTAATGGATCTTTCAATTTAGGTGATTTTTATAATGTTTCTCCAAAAGAGAATACAAAATCTTATAATGGTTCAGGAGCATCAAATGTTTCTTTTGTTGTTAATACCTTTAACGGTGTAAGCGCGACAAACACATTTGATTCTGATGTTGCAGACCAAAACCAAGTTGGATCAGCCTAAGTTTATTCATTTCCTTCTACTCCCTGAATAAAACTCAATATTCCGTTTATACTATAACTACATCTAGAGACACATCCCTGTTTGGAGCAGTTAGCTTTTGCTAGCTGCTCTTTTTGGTATGGAATTTAAAATAGAGGCTTGCTCTTAAAATCTATTATGTAATTTTCATAGGTTTTTTCCTTACACCCGTGTGTCTGTTTACTCATAAGTTGTTAAAGTATAAATATAAATTGATAGTTAATTTATAAGGGAGGTGTAAAAATGAGTAAATTTAAAAAGAATTGTTGCCACATACCCTTTCCTTTACCTCAAATAGGGCCTTCTGGGCCTTCTGGACCTACCGGCATAACTGGAGCAACTGGGCCTACCGGAATAACCGGAGCTACTGGGCCTTCTGGTGGACCTCCAGGACCTACTGGACCTACCGGCATAACCGGAGCTACTGGGCCTTCTGGTGGACCTCCAGGACCTACTGGACCTACCGGAATAACCGGAGCTACTGGGCCTTCTGGTGGACCTCCAGGACCTACTGGACCTACCGGAATAACTGGAGCAACTGGGCCTTCTGGTGGACCTCCGGGGCCTACTGGACCTACCGGATTGTCAGGAATTGTTGGAGCTACTGGGCCTACTGGACCTACCGGACTTACAGTATCTGGGTTATCTCATTATGCTTATGTTTTCAATACAGCAGCTCAAGTTGTTGCCTTAGAAGCACCTATTCTTTTTAATTCACATGGTAGAATGACATCTGGTTTTACTCATACGCTGGGAACTTCTCAATTAATGGTTCTTAATGCAGGTGATTATAAAATTTCTTTTTCTGTATCAGGAGTTGAGCCTAATCAATTCACACTTTTTTTAAATGGTGCTCCGGTTACCAGCGCAGTTTATGGATCAGGTGCAGGAACTCAACAAAACAACGGCCAAACAATCCTCGCTTTAGCAGCAGGTGATATTATTACCCTTAATAATCATACTTCCGCTGCTGCAGTTACTTTGCAAACTTTGGCGGGTGGAACACAAACAAATATAAATGCTTCGATTGTAATTGAAAAATTAAATTAATTTAATCATTTATTTCTTGAAACTCTGCCAGTAAATAACCTGGGGTGGATTCTTTTTTCAACAAGCAGTTAGCTTTTGCTAGCTGCTCTTTTAATTAAAATAAGGATTTTGTTTAAATTTCATTAACCTTATTGATTCCTTTGCATACAGTATTATCACAAGAGATTCCACAGGTGGCTCTGGTCCAGTTACCTTGAATTTCTTGCACACCTTGTGGGAAGAATCCGTTTATAACAAACGGATTCTTTTATTTTTGCTCATACAATAAGAATTTTGTTATAAAACTTCGATTTTTTCGATTATGACTGTGGTATGAGCAACATCCCACTCATCATGTTCGTAACTGCATTTGTACCAAAAGTTGATTACACCCTGAATTAACACGTCACTTGGGAATGAACTGTCGCTTCCGTTTTTTATCCAAACTGGCTTTTCGCCATACGTTACATCCTCTGGATCTTTAACTACTGATAGTTCTTCTTGTAACTTTATGAAATTCTTGTTGTGCATCATCTAGTAATTTATAAAATTTAGGTTTTACTTCTTCACCGTATATCCCCACTTCACTAACCTTGTATATTTCCATTTCCGCTCCTCTTTTCTCCAAAATAACTATTTTGTTATATTCCTTGTACTTTTAAATGAGACAAGCATATGTTGTAGTATAGTGTTTCATCACTTATATACACTTCCTCTTTTCAAGAGTACATATTCGAGATGTACTCTTTTTGCATTACTATAAAATAACGCTTTTGTTCAATTTACCCTTACTATTCTTCCTTTTTGGTCTTTCCCAATTTCATAGCTTTTTCTACAATGCCAACAAAACAAATCTTCACCTTTTTCTAAACCTTTAATTGGTAAAGGTCTATACATACTAGGAAGACCTTTTTGCGTTACTCCTGTAACAGCGTATATATACCCTCTAAAAGCTAGTGGACTGCCACAATCACATCTAGGCTTTTCGTATTTAGCCATTTCTCCACCTACTTTTCTACAAAATTCAAATTTGATTATAATAACTGTGTTTTTCGTTCTTCCATACGAATTACTTTTCCACTTTGATATACAAATGATTGTTCACCAAATCCACCTTGAGGTGGTTCTATTAGTTGAACTTGACCATTTTTAACAACGTATATTCCGTTTGTTTTCAAATCTATTTCAGCTGTCATTTCAACAAGATTTTCTTTTCTAATTCCCACCAAGATCACTCCCATATGTTATAATTACTTTGTCGAAGTAAGTTGAGAGTGATCTCAGCTTTTTTTTATTTGTCTATAGATATTGCACAACATTCTCCGGAACAAATGATTGTTCCAGTGATAGATGGAGCCGAATTGGAATCGGCTTTTTTTTATCTCTTGCTCGCTTACACATTTCTTCAGCTTCTTCCCATACAAATTGTTTATCCTCCGCTCGCTTATAACGCCAAATTCCAATTGTGTAATCTTCAAATAATTCATAACGCTCATCAGGCGCTGTCGTTGGTTTTAATTCATCAATTGCTTTGGCATGACGTGGTATTTGTACAACCACATCTGCATACCGTAATTTTGAATTTAAACGTTGAATATGAGCTTTCTTAGGATCAAATGATACAACTGGTTCCACATCAAAAATTGTTAATTGTTTTGGCATTGTTTTTCCCCTCCAATACCTGCAAACTTGCAATTAAAATTCCTTCAAGGTGCGCTAACGTTAGTTGATCTAATGTTTGTCCGTTAATTCCAGTTAATCCTAATCCCAATAATTTACGAATAATTATTAGTTTTCTACGTTCTACTTCCTGACGTAATAACATGATTAAGCCTCCTGTTGATGGTTGAACTTTCTCTCTAAATTTACAAACTTACTAAATTCTTTAATAAATGCTAGTTCAACAACACCAACTGGACCGTTCCTCTGTTTCGCTAAAATAATTTCTGTTATGTTTTTATTTTCTGTTTCGCGGTCATAGTAATCCTCACGATATAAGAATGCTATTAAATCCGCATCTTGCTCAATTTGACCATTTTCACGTAAATCTGATAGCAATGGTCTCTTATCTTGCCTGCTTTCTACAGCACGGCTTAACTGTGATAATGCAACTACACATACATTTAATTCTCTTGCCATCAGTTTTAACTTACGACTAATCTCACCGATTTCTTGCATGCGGTTCCCTCTATGCTTTGGGTCCCCTACGATAAGCTGCAAATAATCAATTGCGATCAAGACCTTTTTATCAGGATACTTACGCTTCAGTTTCCTAGCCTTAGCGTAAATCTCTTGCATCGTTACATTTGCTTTATCGTAAATTTCTAATGGCAAATCATTAATTAATCCCATCGCTTGACTAATTTTTTCCCAATCCTTTAAATTACATAACTTCTTAGGATTCTTTAATTTGGAAGCATCAATATTTCCAGTACTTGAAATCATCCTCTTAAGTAGCTGCTCCTCCCCCATCTCGAGCGAGAAGATTCCTGTTGCTGTATGAGCACTTGCTGCATGAAAAGCAACGTTTAATACAAATGCTGTTTTCCACATTGAAGGTCGGGCCCCAACAATAATTAAATCACCTTCTTGTAACCCTGCTGTCATTCTGTTCAAGTCGTCATAACCAGTTGGTATACCGGTTAAATCTCCTACATCAATTTGCATGTTCTTATACAAATCAACTAGTGTGTCTTTCAAATTAAACTCATCTGAGTAACCTGTTTCTTCAATGGCGCTTAATTCATCAATTGATGTACCAATAGCACTCATATCTCTGTCTTTCTGAAGGCGATTATATAAGCTACCAGCAACCTCTTGAGCATGTCGCATTTTCCATGCTTCGATAACTAAGCCTTCGTGATACGAGAAGTTCTTAGTTGTTGTTACAACTTCCGTCAGGTTTACAAAGAATTCGATTCCGCCAATTTGATGCATAAAGCTTTCATCGAATTTTCCAATGAGAGCAACAAGATCTATCGGAACCTCAGCATCCTCTAATTCTCTCATTGCCTTGAAAATCACTTGGTGCGTTGGTAAAGAAAACTGTTTTACCTTTAGCTGGCAATCTTTAATTAAATCGCCTTCTTGGATTATGCTACCTAAAACACTTTGTTCAGCTTCTACATTACGAATTATATCGTTACTCATTTGGCCAACCACGCATTCTGTTGGTTAAGTACTGCAAGTTCTTCTTCTGTTGGAATGTTCTGCTCCCATGCTTGTTGCTGCTGTATTACGTTTTTAGTAGATTCCGATAAACCTTTTTGTTGATATGGTGCTTGTGTCTGTTGCTGCGCTTTTGTTAATCTCTGAGCACGAAATGCTTTATCAGCTGACTCAACATCAGTTACTGTTTTAAAACCTTTAAGATGCCAATCTCTTAAAATCGTATTTACGTAAGACATGTTTCTCGTATTCTTTTCTAAAGCAAGCTCCATAGCCTTAATAACTAGTTCTGCATTTAAATCATCTATCCAAGCATAAATACCATCTGCAATAAAAGGTGTAATGAATCCGAAGTTTTTCTCGTAAAAAGAAATTGGATTAACCTCAACAACTTCTTCCGCGCCTGCGCGTTCTTCTTGTTGTTCTTTTTCTTTTTCTTCTTCTTTTTCTTCTTCCTTGCTAGGGTCTTGGAAGCCCCTTATAAGCCCCTCCAAACGGACTGATAAATACTCCTTAATACGAGGGATTTTAAAATCTTGTTCTCTTTCTAATTGCAAACAAGTTTCATAGAAATCAACTAAAAAATCCTGGTCCTTCACAGATTGAATCTCTTTTAAAACGCATTTTTCAATGTTTACATTTTTAATTGGATTGAATTTCAACCAGTTGATTAAGAACAACTCTTTTGTTTTTTGGTTGTAATTAATTTTTCCATACTCAGCAAAACGTTCTAATAGCTTCATAACAGTTTCACGGTTATATCCCGTATCAGTTTCAATGATACGAAGTGGAAGCTCATAGATTCCTGATTGAGACGTCTTACTGTTTGTCATCAAATATAAGTAGAAATACTTCTCCTCCGGTGTAAGATCTAAAACAAATGAATCCTGCCAAAATGAAACGTGTACTGGTCTATAAACTGCCATATTATTCATCCTCCCGTTTACATATCGCGAATCCGTCCTCTACACGTAATAAGCGATAATTCTTATATCCTATTTTGAGATATTGTTTTACTAAGTAAATTAGGTGTTGCTCTGATGTTGCTTGTTGAAGCACTTTAGGATTCAGCAACACTCTATGTAACGATTTGTCTAAAAGCATGTAGCACACTCCGTTGTTATACGAATGCTAATTTGATATAATTAATTCTAAGATCTTTTGCAAAACCGTTTGTCTATCACTCTGCCAAGTGATAGATCTTTTTATTTTCTACGTGTTACTAACGAAGCGTTAACTCCTCTTGCTATTAAATCTTTAATCACTACACGATAACTCATCGATGCCTCATGTTCCTCTTTTGTATCACGAAGCATTTTAAATTCCCTTATACATCGCTCCAGCTCTTCTTCCCAGTGATTTGATTCTTCGGTTGATTCTGCATTAAACATGTTATGAATACATTCACTCATACAGTTACGAAGTTTATTTGCAAATGAAAAATCTCCAGGAAGAACTAGATCATGAAGACGATTGATTTTATCGTTCATGGATTACATCTCCTTTCTAATTAAATTGATGCTGTACGCATCGTTACAACCAGAAAGGAACATTGTAGAGGTATGGGAGGAAAAATCCCTTTCTGGTCATAACGACAAGCACAGTGGCTTGTCCAAATGATTTATATAATGTTATAATTGCTTTACGATATTTTTCAGAGCTACTGTTGTCTAGGCGGTAGCTTTTTTATTTGCCCATTTATGTTTCAAAATGAATGATGCTTCAATAATTTTGATTCGAATCCCCAACAATTTCTTCTCTTGCTTTAACTCAACTGTTTTTGAATCCTCATTAAGTAATTCTGCTATTTTAATTTCACCAGTTAGTTTTGCATCATAACGAATTAATTCCTTATATTCTTTTAAGCTAGGTTTCTTATAATCTACTGTCATTTTTATCCCTCCTTTACAGCATCTTCGTTAAAGTCATTAAGCTATCTACCGATTGAATAATAACGTTTTCCGCCATAGCCTTTTGCAACCAACTTCTTTGTATTTGTTCCATAATGCCAAAGTGAACTTGTTCAAGGGCTTGTACTACACATTGAGTAGCTTGGATTGTATCGAAGATTTCTTTTGCATGAACTGCATATTCATGTTTCTTCTTTTCATCATGCTTCCATGACCTTGTTGTAACTTGTAGATTCATAATTTCTTTAGCTGCCGCAATTCCCTCTTCAGCTTGTTTAATGTAGTTCATCAATTGTAGATTTACATCTTGAGTTAAACGTGGATCTGTAGGTGGTAACCCCACACCATAAATATGTTTAATCGCTTGTTGATTTAACTTTGCTCCTGTTGCATGGCACCAATCCATCGCAAGTTCAAATTCTGGTTTAGAAAGTCCAGATTCAATACGAGTTAGTCTTTCATGTGTAATACCAAGGTACTTAGATAGCCCTTTCTTCGTTTTCAGCTGAACATTGTCACAACATTCTCTAGCATTCTGTAATAATTCTCCTATTGCTGAATTGCAGTATATGCTTGTTCCCATATCTGTTCGCCTCCATATTTAGTTTTCAAATGGTTACAATGAAATTAGTACATATGTAACTTGTCTACTTTTCGTATAAAAAGAGAGGAACTATTCCTCAACGTTTTCTTTTACTTGTATCTCTTTGATGATGGCCCAACCAGCCTTGTAATATGCTTGACGGATTTTATCAATATCCTTTTGTGATTTTGGCTCAGGAGCCACAACATGGACTTTCGTTTTTCCAAATTCATAAGTCGCCGCATATTCTTCTTGTTGGCTCATGGTGTCACCTCTTGAAGTGCTTTTTATATGTTTATGCGACGGGTCTGTTGGTACTGCCATGTTAGTTGATGGCATTTTCTCACCTCCAGAAACATTTTGTTTCCTTTTTAACTAAAAAAAAGATCGTCAATTGTAGTTTTATAAAAATCAGCTATTCTTTTAGCTAATTCTAATGAAGGCGTTCTATCACCACGTTCAATTGCCCCTAGCATTTGAGGAGTAATTTTCAAATTCCTTGCTACAACTAATCTTGATTGATTATTTCTAAATTCAATCATTTTATTTCTTTTTTTATTCAATATGTCACCTCCAAAAGAAACATTTCGTTTCCTTATACCTCTAATATAAAGAAACGATTCGTTTCTGTTAATATTTATTAGAAACTTTTTGTTTCCTTTGTAGATTTAGAAACTAAACGTTTCTATAATTAATAAAAAGTGCCCATTCTTATTTAGAAAGAAGGAAGAATTTATGCTCGGAAAAAAGATTTCGGAACTTAGAAAAAAACAAAAACTAAGTCAATATGAACTTGCTGATCGTTTGGGCTTTTCAAGAGGAAAATTAGCTAATTATGAGCAGGGTCAGCGCGAACCAGATTATGATACTTTAAAGAAAATCGCTGACTTTTTTGAGGTATCAACAGATTATCTGTTAGATAGGACACAAACGAAAGAAATGGTATCTAATAATCCAACTAAATTATCGATTAAGGAAGAACGTGATATCGCACGTGATTTAGAAAAAACCTTAGAAGAGCTAGAAAACAGCGATGAAGCGTTAATGTTTGACGGAGAACCAATAGACGAACATACAAAAGAAATGATTCGTATTTCTCTAGAGAACTCAATGCGTATGGCAAAGCAATTAGCAAAACAAAAATTCACTCCAAACAAGTATAAAAAAGATTGAACGGAGCGAGAAATGGAAATTAAAGAATACATACTCAAAATCGTAAAAAAACATGGAACAACAAACCCCTTTGAAATTGCTAAACGAAAAAATATTATAGTGTTGTTTGAAGACCTTGGGAATACTCTTGGTTTTTACAACACTTACAAACGATTTAAATTCATTCATATTAATAATAAAATTGACGAATTCACTCAACGATTTGTTTGTGCACATGAATTAGGCCATGCTGTACTTCATCCTAAAGCAAATACTCCCTTCTTACGTAACCAAACCTTCTTTTCAGTGGATCGCTTAGAAATTGAAGCAAATACATTTGCTGTGGAATTATTACTTACTGATGAAATGATATTTGCTTATGAAAATACTCATTTATCTATTCAAGAAGTTGCCGAAATTCATGGAGTTCCGAGTGGATTTGCTCGTTTAAAAACTTATTAAATTGAATCAAAATATCATTTTTATTTTAAAGCAAACGCATTATTACTCATCAAAATTTAAACTGGAAAGGATCTTAGGAATTTATGACCTCATTAATTGAATTTATTGGAAATGTCTTAAAAACCTTTGGACCATTAGCAATAGTGTTTCCATTTATATTTGGATACATTTATAAAAATGACTTAGACATTATTTTCGAACAAAAACAAGGACGTTTTTTCAAAAATTTCGCAAACTTTATAGTTGCTTTTTTGACTTTTTATTTTCTATTACAAATAACAGCATTTGCCCTATATTCACTTATCCTTGCTGTTCCTTTTTTATCTCACTCTATTATAAAATTAATAGCTATAATATTAATTATTTTAGCCGTCTTGGTCTATCTCCTGTATATATATGCTTGGCCCTTTACACAAGTTGAGAAAAACAGAGAAACCACCAAAAAGAAAAGATATAAATTTTCAAAATGGATTATTGATACTATTGAAAAACGGCCATTATTTATATCCGTATGTATAGTATTTTTCACTTGTAGTTATTTTCATGCTTTAAATATAAACACCTTACTTTTAAAAGACAAAAACGTTAGCAAAACTATTGAAAGTAATTTAGGGACATTTATAGGAGACCCTCTCTTTTTCGTTCTATTTACAGGGTCTGCTGTTTTTATTTATCGTTTTAACAAACGCCCTAAATGTTTTTATACTATGAGTCTAATAGACTATGACACACTTCAAAAAAACAACAAAGAAGAGCTTATCCATCTTTACACAAGAAAGGATAACCAATGGATTCTAGTAGAACCTAAACATCGTGTTACTTTAAAAGAGGTTTATTTATACAATCCAGATAAAGATAAGTGGTACTTTTATAAAAAGATTGATGAAACTGATTGATTACTGCTTATCAAATCTTGATTTTATATTAACAAATAGCAAAGGGGATATAATCACATGAAAGAATTAATTTATTTAGACAAAAATTTTTTACATTCATTTATTGCACAGACAAATGATGGGCTGATTACATCGAAAAATAGCGAGTTTCAAGAACAAAGAACAGAAACACATCAAGAAAGTAAAGGTGCACAAGCAAGAGGATACTTTGAAGTTCAAGGGGATACTGGAAAATTTGACATTCCATTTGTTATAAAATCACCATCCGCAAAAGCCACATTACGTCTAGCTCCAGGTGAAAATCATTCTGAATCTTTTACAATCGCTGATTTAGAAGCTGGGAAAGAAATCATTTCTACACAATTACATGATAATGCACTAAATGATTTTGAAAAACATTTTGAAGAAAAGGGCCTGATTAAAGTAATAGAAAATTCTTTTTCTACTCCTACTTTACCACCTGGTACATACATCAAAACAACTTCAAGCTTTACAGCAATGAATTTTGAAGTTATTGAAAAGATAGTAGGAGAAAAGTTTCTTGAAATTTCACAATTAGGCTTTAAAGAACAAAAAGATAAAAGTATACAGGAAATAGAAAATGAAAATAATATTAAACCTGCTCAAAAGAAAGCCGCAATTAAAGCAATAAATGAACAATTTGAAAAAATTCAAGAAGCACAATCATCGCCAATTAAACAAATCAAAATCATGCTAGAGTATATTAATCAAACTGTGCCAGCTAACGCATTTTTGAAAATGGGCAAAATTTTTATCCCGTTAAAACAAGATTTTCTACGTGAAAGCATTGATGAGTTAACCTTTAAATATGGACAAAATAACCCATCAATTAAAGCAACTTTAATTGGAAAGATTACTAGAAAAATTTCTCATAATGAAGCCAAACTACCTGATTTCTCAAATGTAATGTCACACAACCCTCATAGTGTCTTTAATTCAATTTTAGGGTTACCTCTCGGTGTATTAGGTACATTTAATATACTTACAGCTGATGATATAGTAGTATCACCTGTTGCTATTTATTTTGAATAAGTCTACGCTTCTTAGCTTTTTCATCCATTCTTTTCTTTGATTCAGCAATACTATTGGAGATACGCTCATGGTTCTTTCGAAATTCATTCATACCGTCCAATAAATGATTCGCTTCTTTGGCAAATATTTTTTGGAGATTTTTAGACAACATAAAATCACACTCCTTTTATACCATAGTATTAACAAACAAATTAAATGTAAACAGTTTTCTTATTACACTTAGTACTATCCGAAAAGCCCTCTTTATGCGGGCTTTTCTTTTAATTATTACTTTATCATCAATTCATTTTATATAATGAATATTAAAGAGGAGGCAAAATTATGAAAACCGCAATCTACCTAAGAAAATCCCGTGCCGATCTCGAAGCTGAAGCACGTGGCGAGGGCGAAACGTTAGCAAAGCACCGCACTACCCTTCTGAAAATAGCGAAGGAAATGAACTTAAATGTGTTAGCTGTCCGTGAGGAAATCGTTTCTGGTGAGAGTTTAGTGAAACGCCCTGAGATGTTAGCACTACTTGAAGAAATTGAAGATAATAAATATGATGTTGTTCTTTGTATGGATATGGACCGTTTAGGTCGTGGTGGTATGAAAGAGCAAGGAATCATTTTAGAGACGTTTAAACGCTCTAATACGAAGATTATGACACCTAGGAAGACTTATGACCTTAATGATGAGTGGGACGAAGAATACAGCGAATTTGAAGCATTTATGGCACGTAAGGAGTTAAAGATTATTACACGCCGTATGCAACGAGGCCGTATAGCAAGCGTGGAGGCTGGTAATTACCTCGGTACCCATGCGCCTTATGGTTATGATATCCACCGTTTAAATAAGCGAGAACGTACTTTAACAATTAATTCAGAAGAAGCTTCTGTTGTAAGAATGATATTCGATTGGTATGCAAACGAGGATATGGGCGCTAATGCAATCCGAAGCAAATTAAATGATCTTGGCTACAAAAGTAAGCTAGGTAATGAATGGAACCCCTACAGCATCTTAGATATATTAAAAAACAATGTGTACATCGGAAAAGTAACATGGCAAAAGCGAAAAGAAGTAAAACGGCCTGATGCTGTAAAAAGAAGTTGTGCACGACAAGATAAATCGGATTGGATTATTGCCGATGGTAAGCACGAGCCAATCATACCTGAAAGCTTGTTTGAACAAGTACAAGAAAAATTAAACTCAAGATATCACGTTCCTTACAATACGAACGGAATTAAAAACCCTCTAGCTGGCATTATTAAATGTAGTAAATGTGGTTATAGTATGGTCCAACGTTATCCAAAGAACCGAAAAGAAACGATGGATTGTAAACACCGTGGCTGTGAAAACAAATCAAGTTATACTGAATTAATTGAGAAGCGTTTACTCGAGGCATTAAAAGAATGGTACATCAATTATAAAGCTGATTTTGAAAAACATAAGCAAGATGACAAATTAAAAGAAACACAAGTCATTCAAATGAATGAGGCTGCATTACGCAAGCTTGAAAAAGAATTAGTAGACGTCCAAAAACAAAAAAATAATTTACATGATTTATTAGAACGTGGCGTTTACACAGTCGATATGTTTTTAGAACGCTCGAATGTAGTTTCTGACCGTATAACTGAAATCACTTCCACTATGGAAAACTTAAAGAAAGAAATTAAAACCGAAATTAAGAAGGAAAAAGTCAAGAAAGATACAATACCTCAAGTGGAGCATGTTCTTGATCTGTACTTTAAAACAGATGATCCCAAAAAGAAAAACAGCCTCCTAAAGTCAGTTTTAGAAAAGGCTGTTTATAAAAAGGAAAAGTGGCAAAGGCTCGATGATTTCGAACTTGTGCTTTACCCTAAGCTCCCTCAAGATGGCGACATATAA